CCGCCGTCGCCGCCGCCGCCGCCGCCGCCTACGCCGCCGTCGCCGCCGCCGCCGCCCGCAAACAGGAGATCGAAGCGCAACACGCTCTTCTGGTCGAGGTGTTCGGCTGATGCCCCACGCCCAGCAGCTCGTCAAATACACCGCCAACCTGGTCTGGCAGGACCAGAATGGCGAAGTCCACCAGGAGCGGCACAGCGCCTGGACCGTCCAGCGGTCCACCACCATGGCCTACCGCCGCGCCAAGTCGATGATCGAAGCCGGGCAAGCCCGGGCCTTCACCACCCACCACACCGAGGAGACCGTGATATGAGCGAGCCGCTGGTGTTCACGCCGCCCGAGCCCCAGGTCGGGGACCGCGTGCGGGTGACGTTCGAGGGCAAAGTGCGCAAGGCGCACGACCACGGCGGCCTCAACATCGTCCTCGACGGCGGGCCGTTCAGCACCCCCTTCTCGGCCAAGGAGCTGGCCGAAGGCAAGGTCGAGGTCATCGACCGGGCCGAGAAGCCGCTGGCTGTGGGCGACCGGGTTCGGTCCTACCGCGCCGAGTTCGCGGAGGGCGAAATCCTCGCCTTCGATGGCGATCAGGCCTGGGTGAAGGTCAACCCCGACCGGCGCTACACCACCTTCACCTCGAACCTGGAGCGCGTCTCGTGAAGCGGTTCGACTGGTCCTTCATCACCTTCTGGGCGGCGGCCCTCTCGCTCTGCGCCGCCTTCTGGGTCATGCTGTTCCGTGTGCTGACATGACCCGCACCCAGCTGAAGGGTATGACCGTGCGCGATCTGATCGCCCACGCCCGCCGGGTCGCCGAGCCGTACTTCACGGACGGCGACCTGATCCTCGAACTCGCCGAACGCCTCGACGACTGCTACGTCTTCGAGGCACCTATGGACCCCGCCGACACGGCGCGGTTCCTCGAAAGCCTCACCGCCACCGATCCTATTCTCGCCGATCTCACCTGGAAGGAAACCCCATGAACATCACCCTCGACATCAAATGCCCCGAGCTGGCCGCCGCCATCAACAACCTGGCCGCGGCTATGGGCAACCGCCAGCTGCAGGCCCCCGAGCCGCCGGCCGAGGACGCCAAGCCGGAAAAGCCTGCCCGGTCTGCGGGCAAGGCCAAGACCACACCGCCTACGTCCGACCCGTCGGAGGAGGCTGGGTCCGAGCTTGGAGCCGAGGAGCCCCAGGCCGAGGAGAAGTCGGAACCTGCGCACGCCGACCCTGAAGTCGCTGTGATCGAATACAACGACATCAAGAAGGCGGTGATGGCCACCTCGCTGGCCAAGGGCCGCGAGGCCGCTGTCGCCTTGCTCGCCGAGTTCGGCGCGAAGAAGGGCGACGAGGTCGAGGAAGCCCGCTGGCCCGAGTTCCTGGCCCGCGCCGCGGAGGTGCAGGCCGGTGAATAACCGCCGCGGTATGAACAGCCCGTCGGGCGGCGCGATGATCTTCGGCGCGGACCTGGTAAAGGACGCCCCCCGGCGTCCGGCCCCCGCGCCGAAGGGCAACGTCAAGCTGATCCGCGTAGGCGACCAGGACATCCCCCTCACCCGGGGCGAACGCAAACAGGTGCTGCGCAAACTGGTCAAACTAGGCATCGAGCGCGGCGACACCCTGACCGCGACGCCCGCCCACCACTCGAACCGCAGGAGCCAAAGACCATGAACCTTGTGCCCAAGATATTCGCGAGCGGCGTCGCCTTTGGGGTAATTGGCGTCATCGCCATGTTCGCCCAAGTCCTGCTGCCGAAGCCCGACGTGATGGATGGTGTCCTCATGGTTGGCCTCCTCGTCAACAGCTTGGGCCTCATCTGGACGGCGCAATCCCGTGACCGATAACCTGACCGTCACCAAGGCGCACGCTCGCCTCTCGCCCTCTGGCGCTCACCGCTGGATGGCCTGCCCGGGTTCGCTCAAGCTCGAAGCGCCGTTCCCCAACACCGGCAGCGTCTACGCTGACGAGGGCACCGCCGCCCACCAGCTGCTGGACTGGTGCCTGACCACCGGCCAGGACGCGAGCGCCTACGCCGGCCGCCTGATCGAGGTCGAGGACAGCGGGCGCAAGTTCGAGGTCGACGAGGAGATGATCGAGGGTGTCCAGGGATACTGTGACTACGTCCGCGGTCTCGGCGGCGTGCTGTTGCCCGAGCAGAAGGTCGACCTGTCACGCCACCTCGAACAGCCGGACTGCTTCGGCACCGCCGACACCCTGGTCGTGGTCGACGACACCCTGCACGTTGTGGACCTGAAATACGGCCGGCGGTTCGTGGACGCCGAAGAGAACAAGCAGCTCATGCTTTACGGCCTGGGCGCGCTCGACGCCGTCTCGCTGGCCTACGACATAACCCGCGTGGTGCTGACCATCTTCCAGCCGAAGGTCTCGATGACGCCGAGCACCTACGAGCTGCCGGTCGAAGACCTGGAGTACTTCGCGGTCACCGCCCGTGTCGCCGCCAAGGTGGCCGTGGCGCAGTTCGAGCAGGACGACCGGCTGGCCTTGTCGCTGGTGCCCGGCGAGAGCCAATGCCAGTGGTGCAAGGCCAAGTCGGTCTGTCCCGCCCTGGCCCAGGAAGTCCGCTCGACGGCGGTCACCGCTGCGGCCACGGCCGACGACTTCTCCGACCTGACCGTCGAGAGCGTCACCGTGGACGAGACGGCCAGCGACGACTACCTGGCCTTCGCGATGGACAAGGCTGACCTGATCGAGGGGTGGGTCAAGTCCGTCCGCGCCGAGGTGGAGCGCCGTCTGGTCGCTGGCCGCGAAGTCCCCGGCTATAAACTGGTCGAGGGCAAGAAGGGCCACCGCAAGTGGATCAACGAGGACGAGGCCCAACTCCAGCTAAAGTCGATGAGGCTGAAGCAGGACGAGATGTTTGATTTCAAGCTGATCTCGCCCACCACCGCCGAGAAGCTCTACAAGGCCGGGCGGATCGGCGAGCGCCAGTGGAAGAAGCTGCAGGCGCAGTACGCCCAGAACCAGGGCAAGCCCTCTGTCGCCCCGGTGACGGACGGCAGGCCTGCTATCAGCGTCGCGGCATCCGCCGACGACTTCGCCGTCATCGACGACGGCTCGGACCTGGTCTAGGAGGACCCACACCATGCAAACCGGCATCCACATCGACGGCTCGTCCAACATCAAAGATGCTGCGAAGCCTCTGGCCGACGCCATCATTTCCATCATGGCGGCGAACGCCGAGCAGGAAACGATCCGCCACGCGCTGACGGTTTTCCAGCAAGGCGTGTCGATCAACTACGCGACGGTGAGCAACTGCACTATCGACGCGCGCTCCATCGAACCCTACCCGACGCGCTGACCGATGATCGAGATCATCGTCATCCTGTTCGCTGTGTACGGGGCCGCCCGCCTCGTGCTCGACGTGCTCGACACCGTGCTTCCGGTGCGCTAGTCGCATGAAGCGTATTGGCGAGCTGCCCGCCGCAGCACAGGAGATATTGAAGAAGGCAGCAACCATCGGCGAGCCGGGGTCTATGGACCGTCGGATCGCCATCGAGCAGGCCACAGCCCGTGTCCGTGCTCTTCACCCGGAAATGTTCAAGAGAGAAGTCATGAAAATCATCGTTCCCGTCCGTTGTGCGTTCCTTAACGTCTTCGAGGCCACTAGCTTCGAGGGCGGCCCGCCCGCCTACAACGGCAAGTTCATCGTCGACCCGGCCGACAAGAAGACCGTCGCCGCGCTCGACGCCGCCATGCTCCAGGTCGCTAAGGAGAAGTGGGGAGCCAAGGGCCAGGCCATCTTCGACGGCCTGACCAAGCTCGGCAAGCCGAAGACCATCGAGGTTCCCTTCGTCAAGGAGCCCTACAAAAACGGCGACGGCGAGCCCTACGACGGGTTCGAGGACAGCTACTATATCTCGGCCAAGTCCAAGACCCGGCCGCTGCTGATCGACAAGGACCGCACGCCGCTGGTCGCCGCCGACGGTCGGCCCTACTCTGGCTGCTACGCCAACCTGCAGATCGAAATCTGGGCGCAGCAGAACAACTACGGCAAGGCGCTGCGCGCCGAGCTGAAGGCGCTGCAGTTCGTCAGGGACGGCGACGCCTTCTCGGGCGGCACGCCGGCCAGCGCCGACGACTTCGACGTTGTCGAAGGCGCTGACGCCGACGACCTGGCGTAACGCAGGGAGGGCGGTCTTCGGGCCGCCCCGACTGCCTAAAAGGACAAGAGCTTATGTCACGAGAGTACGTTTACAGGGCGGGTAACGCCCACCCGTACAGCGCCAGAGATATTCCGGTGTTTGATCGGGGCACCTCGACCTCCAAACTGCCCGAAGTGCAAGCTGGCTTGGATCAGGGTTTCGGCGGGCGGGGTTATGCCTCCTTTCCTAACCGCAAGCCGCCGGGCCGCCCTCTTCCGCCGGAGGCGACAGGCGATCCTCATCCTGATCGGCTGGCCCGCGCCGAGGCGCTGCGGGCGATCCTGCTGGCCAAGGACGCCCGGCACAGGATCGAGGGGTCGGTGGACCGCGAAGACCTGCGGCAACCCCGCACCGGGCCCGGCAAGGGCCACGCTGGCAAGACGCCGGACATCGAGAAGCCGCGCAGCTATTACGTCGACATCGCCGCCGAGGACGCTGCGCTCGAAGCCCGGCGCGGGGACCAGGTGCTCTACTTCATGACCACCACCGAGGCGGCGCGGTGCCTGACCGGCAGCAGCGAGCCGAAGTGGGCTGTGGCCGTGAAGAACGCCGCGGGCGGCGTGTCCAAGCACGCCTTCGGGTGGACCTGGACCCGTCTGCGGAGCCGCCGGGGCAAGAACCGATGACCGAGGGTTACGAAGACCGGCTGCGGAAGGCCGAGTGGGAAGTGCGCAGCGTCGGGTTCTCCGAAGGCCGGGCGTTCATAACCGAGCACCACTACGCCAAGGGTGGGGCCAACACTTGCGTGTTCATGCACGGCCTATACCGGCGCGGCAGCGACCGGATTATGGGTGTAGCTTGGTGGATGCCTTGCTTGTCCGTGGTAGGAAAGAGCGTCAACCCTTCCGAGTATAAGCGCGTGCTCGCGTTGTCTCGCCTTGCGGTACACCCTGATGTGCCAAAGAACGGCGCATCATTTCTTATGGCTCGAAGCATAAGGCTGGTCGAAGCCGACCGCCGTTACGTCTCGCTGGTGACTTACGCCGATCAGTTTATGGAGCACACAGGCGGCATTTACCGCGCAACAGGCTGGGGATACTGCGGCGTTTCTTCGGTCAACGCGCGTTGGGAAAACAGCGAAGGCCGGCAGATCGCCACCCGAACCGGGAACCCAGGTCGCACTCGCACCAAGGCCGAGATGGAGGCGCTCGGGCACAGGTTGGTCGGCGCTTACGGCAAACACAAGTTCGTCAAACATCTGCACCTCGACGGGCGAGACCTCGTATGACCACCTTTTTCGGGGATACAGAGACCTATTGCGAGGTGCCGCTGAACCACGGCCTCCACCGCTACGCCGAGAAGGTCGAGATCACGATCCTCGCCTGGGCCGTGGACGAGGGCGAGGTCGAGGTGATCGACTGCACCGCGCCCGGCTGGGAGGACAAGGTCAAGGTGGCCCTGGCCGCGGCCGACGCCGCCGAGGAGCAGGTCTGGCACAACTCGGCCTTCGACCGCACCGTCCTGCGCCACGCCTGGGGCTACGAGATGCCCGTCGAGAAGGTCGTGGACACGATGGTCCAGGCCCTGGCGCACAGCCTGCCCGGGTCGCTCGACACCCTCTGCTCGATCCTCGGCGTGCCCGTGGACCTGTCGAAGCACAAGGCGGGCAAGGCGCTGGTGCAGCTCTTCTGCAAACCTCGCCCCAAGAACCAGAAGATCAGGCGCGCGACGCGCCACACCCACCCCGTCGAGTGGCAGCGGTTCCTCGACTACGCCGGCTCGGACATCGTCTCGATGCGCGAGGTGCGCAAGCGCCTGCCCAAGTGGAACTACCCCGGCAACCAGCGTGAGCGCGAGCTGTGGATGCTAGACCAGAAGATCAACGACCGGGGCGTCGCCGTCGATCTGGCGCTGGCCGAGGCCGCTGTGGACACCGTCGGGCTGGCTCAAACTGGCTACGATGAGCGAACGAAAGAGCTGACCGGCGACGACGTTGAGAAGGCCAGCCAGCGTGATAGGATGCTGGCGCATATCCTCGCCGAGTACGGTGTCGATCTCCCCGATATGCGCAAGGCCACCATCGAAAGGCGGCTGGCCGATGAGAACCTGCCGGACCCCCTGAAGGAGCTGCTGCGGGTCAGGCTCATGACCAGCACCACCTCGACCACGAAATACAAGGCGCTCATCCGCTCGACGTCCAGCGACGGGCGGCTGCGCGGAACGTTGCAGTTCTGCGGAGCCTCGCGAACCGGTCGTTGGGCAGGACGACTTTTCCAACCACAAAATCTGCCCCGCTGTCCGAAGCACCTGAAGAACGAGATCGAACCCGGCATCGCTTCGATCAAGGCGCGCTGCACGGACCTGGTCTACGACAACGTCATGGAGGTGGCCTCGGCCTGCATCCGTGGCGCGCTGACCGTAGCCCCCGGCTACAAGATGATCTCGGCCGACTTGTCGAACATCGAGGGGCGGTTACTCGCCTGGTTGGCTGGCGAACAGTGGAAGCTCGACGCCTTCGCCAAGGGTGACGACCTCTACATCCTCGGCTACGCGCGGTCCTTCGGAGTAAGTATCGAAGAGGTAATCGCGGATGAGGAAGCGGGCGGCATCATGCGCTTGATTGGAAAAGTGCAAGAACTCGCCCTAGGTTTCCAAGGGGCTGTCGGGGCCTTTACCAGTATGGCTGCGCTATACGGGGTCGAGCTATCTGAAAAGCGCGTGTTGGAAATAGTAAAAGGATGGCGCAAAGCTAACCCCGCCATCGTCAAGTTCTGGTACGCTATGAATGACGCGGCTATCGAAGCCGCGTTGTCACCTGGTCGCCGCGTGCCGTGCGGCAAGATCGTCTTCCAGCGGGACGGCACCTGGCTGCGGATGCGCCTGCCGTCAGGCCGCGTGCTCTGCTACCCCGGCGTCGCCGTCGAGGACGGCAAGCTGACCTACATGGGCCACAACATTTACACGCGAAAGTGGGAACGCATCACCACCTACGGAGGCAAGCTCGCGGAGAACGCGACGCAAGGTGGGGCCCGCGACGTGCTGGCTTGGAATATGCCCGAGGCCGAGGCAGCAGGTTACCGCTTGGTTCTCGGCGTGCACGACGAGTTGGTCGCCGAGACACTCGACGAAAAGGGGTTTTCAAGCGATTGGTTGTGTGCCACGATGTCAACCGTACCCCCTTGGGCGACCGGCCTTCCGCTGGCCGCTTCGGGGTGGGAAGGACAAAGGTATCGGAAATGACCAAGAGACAAGAAGCAAAGCGCACCGAGCTGGAAACCCGGTTTAACGCGCAGGGCCACATGACGGTGGCCGACTTGATCGAGCTGTTGAAAACGGGAATTATATATTTGACTCCCTCGGACAATGAGGGTATATATCTACTTGTGCACGGGGATTGTCCCCGTCAAACAAGGATTTAAACCATGACGGCCTGTCGCGGGTGTGACCAACCCATCATTGCTGGTCAACTGAGGCGCGGCGACAACTGGCACGCCGCTTGTCACTCGGCGAACTTCCAGGAGATTCACGCTCGCGAACGGGCTCCGCGCCTCGCGCGTATGCCCCGGATCAAGGGCCTGACCCCTACGCAGGTTCTCATACTCACCGCTGCGGCCCGCTCGTCCAGTGGGGCTGTCGGCTTCGGGGCCGGGGATCGGCGAGGCTCGCGCGTCGCCAAATACGATGACATGGGCCGCCCGTGGATCATCGCCTACAGCACCCCGCAATACTTCCTGAAATGCCGTGGGCTTCTCGTTCAGGCGAATGAGCCGCACGTTTATCGCATCACTGACGAAGGCCGCGCGATGCTCGCGCCCACCGACTACGAGCGGTGCGTCTGCGGCGCGCTCTCCCATGTCGAGGAAGCCGCCTGCATCACTTGCGGCGAGGCCAAGGCGTGGGACGCGAAGGATGTTGTTCAGTGAGCAAGTCCACAATCTCCACCTTCCAGCTTTTCGAGATGTTTCCTGACGCAGAAGCGGCGCGGGCCTACATGGAGGGCAAGCGTTGGCCCGAGGGAGCCGTCTGCCCGGCCTGTAGCGAGGCGAGGCGCATCACGACCCGCAAGGGCGGCTTCTACCGTTGCAACGCCTGTAAGAGCGACTTCACCGTCCGCACGGCGACCATCTTCGAGCGGTCGCACATTCCCCTCCATAAGTGGCTCTACGCCATGTATCTGCTGGTCACGTCCCGCAAGGGCATCTCTTCGATGCAACTGGCGAAGCAGATCGGCGTGACCCAAAAGTCGGCGTGGTTCATGCTCCAACGCCTCCGTGAGGCTTGTGGCAATGACCCGACCGTTCTGTCTGGACTGGTCGAGATTTTGAAAGCCCTCGACGCCTTCACGACGCACGTTCTGGCCTACCGTCCGAAGGGCAAAGGCGAGGCCGCCGCGAAGGTCGCGAAGAAGATCGAACGCGAGGAACGGAAGGCGAAGAAGGATGAAGGGGAGTGAACTATATAAGTCCCTTGAAAACCTACCCGCAGACTGCGCGCGTCACCGGCTACAACGGGCAGGAGCGCACGGACTTCGTCACGCCGTCTGGCATCAGGCTCGACGATGGTGAGGAAGGCTATCGTGGCCCGCACGAGCGAGATGGCTGCGTGTTTACCGGCCAGACCGTCGACATCATGGGTTTCTGACCGTGCGTGAAACCGTAGTCGAAGCCCACCTCCGCAAACAGGTCATCGCCAAGGGCGGCCTGGTCAGGAAGATGACCTGGCCCGGCCACCGCGGCGCACCGGATCGGCTGGTGATCTGGCCGGGGTTCCGGTTCGAGACCGCCATCCCCGATCAGACGGCCCGGGACTATGCCGCCGCCGTTACCCGCAAGATCGCGGCCGAGATGCCCGGCACCGCCGTCATACACTTCGTCGAGCTGAAAGCGCCCGGCGGAAAGCTCGAAGACCATCAGGTCCGCGAGCACGACAAGCTGCGCAGCATGGGCTGCTCGGTCTTCACCCTCGACAGCATTGCCGCTGTCGACAAGTATATCGCTGAAAGGACAAGCTGAATGACCGACAACCTGTTCCACGACCTGCCCGAGGCGCAGATCATCCTCCGCTCGAAGGGGGTGTTCAAGCAGGCCGCCCTGTTCCGCCGCGGCGAAGACGTCTTCGCGGCCTGGGGCAGCGGCTACATCCGTCTGCTGCGCCACGGCGGCACCACCGTGCCGGCGGTCCAGTACCTGGCCGACAGCCTGTTCGATCCCCAGGTCACGGTCCTGTTCCGCAACGACATCCCGAAGGCTGTCGGCTGATGAACCCCCACCACGAAATCCGAGAACGGGTCAGCGTCCGCGGCGGCGACCTCGTCTGGTCCCGACCGTGGGCCGCCGCCGAGCTGGCCTTGGCAATCCGGTTGCGCCGCAAGGGGTGGGGCTCGACCGCCATCGGCCGCAAGCTGGGACGGACCCGCAATGCGGTGATCGGCGCTCTGTACCGCGCCGAGGAACCGGGCCCGCTGGCCAACCAGTACGGCCAAGGCGTCTGGTCGCGTTCGGAGATGCCCGCCCGGCCCTTGCCGATGCGCTTCACGGAACAACGCCGATGACCCGATCCGCGACCAACGCCGAGGGGGCCAGCTGCTTGGGTAAGGAGCGGTTCCCCAACGGAGCCGCCGCGATCCGCGCCGCTCGCAACATGGCCTGGCACGGCAAGGGCGTCGACACCTATCGCTGCCCGGCCTGTGGCGGGTTCCACGTCTGCCGCCGGCCGAAACCGAAGACCCCGCTGTGGCGCAACAAGAAATGAGGAACCGCTACCCAGGCCCCTGCTACAGGTGCAAGAAAACAGTCGCAGCCGGCGAGGGCCACTTCGAGCGGTTCGCTGGCGGCTGGCGAACGCAGCACGCGATCTGCGCTATCGAAAACCGGGGCACGCCTGACCCCGCCCGCAAAGCGCGGAACGAACGGTTGCTCGCGCTTAAAGCCCAAGGGACCGGCCGAGCCGCCCAGCGTGCGCGTAAGCGTTTACGCGACGAGGCGTTGGCCGGGTTCGAGGATTTGACTTGAGCCGCCCCTACCTGCCCCGCCCCTGGCAACCGGCCATGATCGAGCACGTCTGCGAGACGGCCCGGGCTGGCCAGTGGGCGGGTGTGGGGACCGGCAAGACCGGCACGATCCTTGCGGCCATGGACATCCTGCACCTGACCGGCGAGCTGACGAAGCCCGCCCTGGTCATAGCCCCTCTGCGCGTCGCCCGGGACACCTGGTCGGACGAAGCGCAGAAGTGGTCGTTTTCCAGCCCGTGGAGCGTCGAGACCATCATCGGCACGCCGAGTGACCGGCTGGCCGCTCTTGCCGCTGTGCGACGCGGAGGATCGCCCCTGGCCACCATCAACTACGACAACCTGCCGTGGCTGATCGAGAAGCTGGATGGCGACTGGCCGTTCGGGATGGTGATCGCCGACGAGAGCACGCGCCTCAAGTCCTTCCGGGGAGGGTTCCGCAAGCACCCGAAGACCGGCCGGGTCTACTATCAGTCCAGCGGCAGCGCCCGGGCCAAGGCCATAGGCCGCGTCGCCCACAAGACGCCGCGCTGGGTCAACCTGACCGGCACCCCCTCACCCAACGGACTGATCGACTTGTGGGGGCAACAGTGGATGATCGACGCGGGTCAGCGCCTGGGCCGCACGTTCGAGGCGTTCAAGGAGCGGTGGTTCCAGAAGGGCTACGACGGCTTCAGCCTTGAGCCCCTGCCCTTCGCCCAGGAGCAGATCGAAAAGGCGCTGGCCGACGTCTGTCTGACCACCACCGTGCCGACGGCCGAGCCCCTGCTCAACGTCATCTATGTCGACCTGCCGCCCAAGGCGCGGCAGCACTATCAGGAAATGGAGAAGAAGATGTGGACCGCGCTGAAGGCGGTCGGCATCGAAGCGGTCAACGCCGCGGCGCGCTCGGGCAAGTGCCTGCAGATCGCCAACGGCGCGGTCTACGACAACGAAGAGGAGAAGGCCTGGCATGAAATACATACCGTCAAAATCGACGCCCTTGAGAGCGTCGTCGAGGAAAGCGCAGGCGCGCCTGTCCTCGTCGCCTACCACTGGCGACACGACCTGGCTCGGCTACTTCGCGCCTTTCCAAACGCCATCGACCTTAGCACAGCTGCGGGCCTCCGAAGAGCGAAGTCGGGCGAGGGCCGCGTCTGGCTCGCCCACCCCGCCAGCCTCGGACACGGGGTCGACGGACTGCAGGAGCATTGCAACATCCTCGCCTTCTTCGGACTGAACTGGAACTTAGAAGAGCATGACCAGATCATCGGACGGATCGGGCCGATGCGCCAACAGCAGGCGGGCAAGGATCGCCCCGTCTACGTCCACTACATCCTGGCCGCCGGCACCGTGGATGAACTCGTACTCGACCGGCTCACCAACAAGCGAAGCGTCCAGCAGGTACTGCTCGACGCGATGAGGAGACAACCATGACCGAGCACCTGGTCAACAACCGCGTCGTCGGTTTCGTGGAGCGCCTTGAGCGCCTGCGCGAGGACGCCAAGGCCGTCCGCGAAGACATGAAGGAAGTCCGGCTCGAAGCCAAGGGCGAGGGCTTCGACACGAAGATCATCAACAAGCTGGTCATGCTTCGCGAGAAGGACAAGGCCAAACTGCAGGAGGAGAAGGCGATCCTCGAACTCTACGCCGAGGCCTGCGGCTGCGCGGACTTGATCTAGCAGCGATCCGTGCTATCGTGACGACCTTCTCGGCCCTACGGGTTTCACCCCCGCGGGCCTTGAGAGCGCGCTGGGCCTTAGCGGAGCCAGTCGCACAGCCAGGGCCGCCGGGGTTACTTGTCCTTTCCTCGGCGGCCCTGATGCTTTTTACAGCACCCGCATGAGCACGTTGGCGATGATGGACGGTTGGACGTTCTGGCTGTTGCCCGAACCCGCGTTGCTGATCGTGATCCCTGTCGTGCTCGATCCCGTCGCCGTGCCCTCGGTCGCCTGTTCCAGGCCGCCCCCGTTCACGTTGGTGCCGGACTTCTGCACCACGCCCGTGTGGCTGTGCCCCGGATCGGTGATCGCGTGAGTGTGCTGTTGCAGGGACTGGCTACCGCCGACCGCGCCGAGGGTCTCCCCTTCGACCCCCGACACGCCGCCGGTGATCCGGTTGGCGGGCGTGCCGCCCAGGTTATCCCGGCCGACGGCGACCCGGCCCCTGACGTCGGGCAGGTTGAAGGTGGTCGACCCGTCGCCGACGCCGTGCGTCGTGCCGAGCAGCGCGAACAGCGCCGCGTAGGTCGTGCGGCTGACCGCCTGCCCGAACGGGAAAAGCCACGCGGCGTTGGGCGGCGTGGTTCCGAAGAACGGGATGCAGCCGCCGAGCGGCACGACGACGGCGAACAGGTCGCCAGCGTCCAGCATACTTTCGGGGACTTTGGTGGTCATAGGCTCGGTCTTTCAGCGGGCCCAGAAGGCGAACCACGGGGCGTTGATCCTGCGATAGGCTCGTTGGTCGCGGGCCTCGCACAGGCGGATGATGTTCAGCCCATCCCTTTTATCGCGGTTGGCGCTGTTTAGCTGCACCGTCTCGGCGGTGCCGTAGAGCTGCCAGTCCAGCGCCGCGTCACCGCTATCGCCGAGGGCTGCGTGTGGGGTCTCGCGCTCCAGCACCGGAGCGGCGAGAACCGAGCAACCTTCAGCAGGCGCTGTGACCCTGGAGCTGGCACAGCCGGCGACGAGCAAGAGCATCGCGGGCAACAGGATCAGTCTCGTTGCGGATTTCATTTTGGATGGTCTCCAATTGCGCCGCCTCGGCGCTGTTCTCGTCGGCGTTTCGCGCCATCACGTCGAGGGTTTCCACGGCCGAGGCCGTGCGCCCGTCGGCGATGGTCGCCTGGTCCTTGGCGGTTCCGGCTTCCTTGCGCGCCGAGCACCAGCCCGCAAGGGCGATGCAGAAGATAACAACGGCGGCGAGGATGAGCCAGGTCTTCAAGGGGAGGGGGTTTCTCATATCAGCCTTCCTCGATCTGTTTGGCGATGCGTTCGGCGCGCGACTTCACCTGGTTGGCCCACACCTTGTTGGCGCGTATCGCCGCGGCGGCTTCGCGCCACTTGCCTGCCTTCATCAGGGCGACGGTGTTGGGCCACTTTTGGACCAGCCCGCCAGCACCGAGGTTGAAGGCCAGGTTCTGGATCGCGCGCTGGCGAGCCGGACTGGCCGACCGCCACCAAGGGATCAGCCTGTCCAGTTCGGCCTTGAAGCGGGCGATGTCGTTGCGTTTCAGGTAGTCGGCCTCCTCGTTGGAGATGCCGCCGCCCTTGCGCTTGTCGATCAGCCGCCCGATGCCGATGGTCCAGAAGCCGAGGCTGTCTTGGTAGGCGTGGAGCACCCGGCCCTCGTCGCGCTCCAGCTCCTTGATGAGCAGCGCGTCGTTGGGGTCGATGTTGACCGGGCCCGCGGCCGGCGTCTGCGCCAGCACGGTGCGACCGGTCTTGTCGAGGAAGGCGGCCAGCGTCTGCCCGCCCGCCCAGCCGTCGGCGGTTACGCCGAGCCAAGCCTGAACGGCTTTGACGAACGCCTCGTTATCGGATGCCTTGCTCATGGTCTCGTCTCCTCGACGAACGGCTCTTCGCTCATCGGTGCGGAAGGCGGCGGCGGGCCCGCGCCGGCCATCTGCGCCATAGCGTCGTTCGACTGTTTGGCCCCTACGCTGTTTCCCCACCGGAACGCGGCGTACATTCCCGGCATAGCAAGCAGGGCGGTCCCCAAGCTGGAGATGATCGGCGCGACGGCAGGGTCGACCTTGACCGCGAACAGGCCGACGATGATCCCCGCGACGATAGTCAGCGAATAGATCACAGCAATCGCGTCCAGGGTTTCGTAGTTGCGTTCGGGGAGGTTCATCGCAGTTCCCCTCCTACACCGACCCGGTCGGTCGCGATGTTGGCCAGTTGCCGGTGCGCGCCTTCCATCTCGCGGGCGAGCTTGTCGAGCGCCTTGCTGGCGTGCTTCTGCTCGGCCGCCAACTCCGCGACGGCGATGAGCAGGGCGGTTTGGTCGCCGATCTTCTTCTCGATCTTGGTGTCTTGGTCGCCCAGACGCTTTTCGGCCGAGGTCATACGCTGACTGATCTTCCCCCCGAAGAAGGCGACGATGCCCGTCTGCACGAGAATGGCGAGACCCAAGGAAAGCAAAGGCAACATGTCGACGGTCATTGGTACTTCCGGTGTCATGGGATCAACCTCACGTCGTAAGGACGTTGTTGTTGGCGCCCGTGGTCAAGACCGCGCCGTTGACGACCAGATCAGCCGTGCGGACGGTATTCATGATGTTCTTGGCTGTGACGTTAGAGCCGCCATTGACGCCGAACCCGAACTTGCCGCCGATGATCTCATCCACCACAACCGGGGCCGTCGCCTCAAGGCACCTGACAAGCGTCGGGAGGCCGCTGGAGTCGCAGTTGTGGAAGCGGAGGCGCGTCGGAACACCGACCACGCTAAACATGGACGAGCCGCTGAACGTCGTCGCGGGGAGTTGCGCCCGACAGTTTGTGGCCAAGACATCAGCGCCGGCAGGGAAGTAAACACAGGCCTCCGCTGGCGTGGCGTAATCCTCGTCATCAAGCTCGACCTTCGTTCCCGCGACCTCGGCCACGAATGTCTCGCCGATGAACCGGTCGTTCTTCATATAGGTATGGCTATTCGGTGCGCCGAAGCTGACGACGCCCCGGCCCTTGAACGTCACGCCCTGCGTGGTCCATGTCTTCGTCAGGCCGGCGGAAATCAGGCCGGGACCGGCGGTTACGAGTGACACGGAGATCAAGGCCGAATCCGTGACGGTTGCCCCTCCCGAAAGCTCGTAGCTCCCGCCCCTGATCTCGACGGTCTGAACGGACTGCGACAAGCCAATGGCAATGCCTGACGTTCCCGCCGTCTTCCGGTTTCGGCAGTTGACCATCGTCAGGTAAACGCCGCGCGTGGCCTCCCACCCAACCTGTCCGATGTTCTCGCAGTCGTAGTAGTTGATGTGCCACGCGCTCTCATGGCTGGAGAAGCCGAACGAGCAGTTGAAGGACCGACATCCGATATAGTCGATGTGCATCTGGCCGCCGGAGGCGTCGAAGACGTGCCAGCCGTTGGAGCCCGACGACCCGATGACCGTGGACTTGAAGTTCCACTCATGCAGCAGGCCGTAGCCATAACGCAGGCCGTCCGGCGGGCTCACCGCGTCGACATAGCCGAAGTCGCGGTATTCGCAGCCAACCTCCAGGTCGCCCGTGCCAAATCGCACGTTCATCTGAACGCGGGTGTTCCCGGTGTGGATCATCCGCTCGCGGTAGGGGTTCAGTTGCCCCTCAAACATCACCCCGATCACAGCGCCCGTCGCGTCAACGTGCCGAACGCGCCCGTTTTTCATCGTCAGGCCGGGAACCAGCTTGCGAAGGCTGACGGCGATGGGGGCCGTCACGCCGAGGCTGTCGATCACCTGCTGCTCGGTGATGTCCGCCACCACGCAACCGTCGATGAACAACTCCCCGCCGGTTCCAACTTTGCGGATGACGTAGACGTGCTTGGTCGGCTGGGTGGCGAGCGAATAGGCTGGGCTTTCGGCCACGATCAGGTCACCGACCGCCGCGCCCGCCGTGCTGGCCAGTGTCAGTTTCAGGTCGCCAAGCGCCGCGTCCGCAGCAAGGGTCGTGGTCAAATAGGGGGGCGGGCCGACAATGTAGAGCGCGCCCTCGTCAAGGAACAGCTCGGCCCCGTTCCAGTCGATTTCGAGGCGCTTGGACGTGGCGGCCCGAGTGATGGTTTTGAGCGAGGGGACGCGGTAGCTCGCGTCCACCTTGCCCACCATCCGACCGTTAATCAGCGTCGCCGCGTTCAGCGCCTTTTCGATAGCGTCGCTGTCGTCCGTCGTGCCGTTCCCGACCGCGCCGAAATCCTCGGGCGACAAGGGGGTCTCACGCACCTTGGCCAGCAGGGTCCGTAGAACACCGCCGACGCCCAGCGAGAGCCAGCCGACAAGGCCGGGGCCGCCAGAGGCTGCGAGGGCCACATACGGCACCCTGTCCCCCGCGACCGCGGCGGCTTCTGCCGCAGCGGCGGCTGCTTCGGCGTCTTCGACCGACGTCAGGATGCTGTCGAAGTCCGGCAGCGGCGACAGCGGCCGGGCGTAGCGGACCAGGATACGGGTGCCCGCGGGCGGCGGCGAAGTGAACAGCACCGTGGTGCCCAGCCAGGTGAAATCCTCGCCTCCGACCTGGGTCACGCCGTTGATGGAGACGTCCAGGTTCGCCATCACGCCGGGGTGGAAGTCGATCTCGAACTCGGTCTCGACGCCGTCCCCGTCGAACGTTTCTATGCGCGCGTCGGCGTACCCCGCGACAGAGATCAGATCGCCGGGGGGCACGTTGGTAAAGCCTGCGCCCAAGCTATCCCAGGCGATGAGGCTGTTCGGCACAGGGTCCGGCAGGGTCGCGCTGGCAGTCGAGCTGATCGGCAGTTTCAACGACCGGCCCAGCTGTTCGACCAGCTGCTGTGCGATCATCGTGATGCGGTCGAAAGCGTCGTTGATGACCCGGGGGTAGAAGCCGCCGTTGTTGGTCAGCACCAGAGGCTGCAGAGCCTCCAGGCCGGACGTGATGGTGAGCCGCCGACCCACGGCCAGGGGCGCAGTCAGCGTTACCGAGCCGCCCGGGTCCACGTCCTGGTTGCTGTTCAGCGTGACCGTGTAGTCCGTGTTCAGGACCAGGTCGCTCTCAACACCGAGCTGGTTCGTGAAGACGACCAGCAGATCGCCCGCCGCGAACACCTTGAAGGCGAACGGGAAAACGGTGGTCGCGTCGTTGCCGAAGTAAGGACCGGCCTTGCGAACGGGGGTGGAGATGGCCAAGAGATATTGCTCCGAAGGTCGCGGCGATCCTAGGCGGGGGGCCCCCGCTTAAGCACACCTAGTTGGTCTTGCTTTCAGGGCTCGGCGTGCCGGTGAAGAAGCCGCGCGCCGCGTCCAGAGGGCCGGTCGGCTCGATGTCTCCCTGCGCCACGCCGACGCCGTAGCCGACCGGCTTGCCGAGCACGTTGGCGGGGGTGCCGCTGATGATGCCGAGCAGGTTGAACACGTCGCGGACGTCGTTGCGGTTGAATGTCTCGCCTTCGACGACCGTCTCGTAGATCGCGGCCGGCACGCCCAGCGTGCCCTCGACGACGGACACCGAAGCGGACATCGAAACCCGGTCATCGTAGGGCTGTTTGGTGAACGCGCCCATGGTCGCGTTGGCGAGCTGCCCGACACCCGGGACTGTGGCCAGAGCGAACTTGGCCTGGCTCCCGAAGAACCACGGGATCAGGTCGTTCAGGATGCCGTCGTCCTCTTCGTCTTCCCAGCCGCCGCGCAAGCCTTGGGCGATGGCGTCGCCGATCACGGCCGGGATCAGCAGCGTCATGACGTAGACGTAGAACAGGCGGCCGGCACCTTTGCGCAGGCCCACGCCTCGGGCGACCTGCTGGACCTCGGTGCCCGCCAGGTTGGCCATCATGTTGAAATAGCCGTAGAACTGCGTGAACACCCGCACGAACGGCGTGCCGGTTTCGAGCCGCGAGATGTCCTCGGGAGCCATCGACCCCTGCGTTTCGCGGATCACGCTGTCAGCGAACCGGATCGCTTCGAGATCGGTCTCGCCGCCGGTCACGGCCTGGTCGTAGGAGGCCGACCAGGCGACCACGTCCATGACGTTCTGCAGGGCCGACTGCGCGAAGTAGGCGTGGCGCGAGGAGAAGTCGCGGACCTTGTCCAGGCCGTTCGGGTTCAGCTTCACCAGCTGGGTGATCGCTTGGCGGGCCTCGAACAGGTTGGTGTCCGAGCGGTTGCGCAGGAACACAGACTTCTTGGTCGCGGTCTCGGTGACGCCCGCAGGGTCGCGGGTGTAGCGCCACAGCGCGCCGTTGACGTGCGAGGCCTTGACGCGGAGCATCACGCCCGAGAAGCCGGTCAGCTGCTGCAGGGTGTTCACGGCGTTGGCGAACATCAGCTGCATCCCGACATTCGAGCGGATGTAGCTGAACGCTCGGTCGGCCCACTTGCCGGCGCGGCCCTTGGACGGGGTCTCGACAATCTGCTTGGCGGCGCGGTTCAACCACGGCAACAGCAGGTCGGTCTGGGCCGTCGGGTCGAAGGCCTGCAGCTTGGCCGAGAAGTCGCGGTTCTTCAGGATGCGCATGACGTCGCGCACCGGCGGGCCAAGGTGGGTGAACTTCAGCACCTTGTCGACGTGCGACGGGATCAGCCGCAGGTCCAGCGCCAGCTCGCGGGTGTAGTCCTCGACGCGCGACTTGGTGAAGCCGTTGCTGGCCGCCGGGAACATGGCGCTGTCCCCACCTTCGATGGCCTCCTGCTCGGCCCGCAGCGCGGCGTCCTGCACCAGGTTCTGGTCGGTCAGCGCGGGCACATAGCCGCCGCGGTACTGGCCGAAGGGCGTGTCGACAGGGTCGGCGGCGACCTCGTCGAAGTACCGGCCGTAGACCGTGCGGTGGGCCTTCTGCGCGCCCGCCTTGGTGTCCTCGAGCATATCCCAGACCGCCTGGACGAAGTTCCAGTCCTTGGCCGTCAGCGTGCCGTCAGCGTGCAAACGGTCTAGGAAGGTCTGCCAGCGGCTGTCGTCGAGCATCCCGTCAGGATCGCGCTTGCCCCAGTTGCGGCCCAGCAGCAGCTTGGACTTGTTCGAGCCGTTGCCGGTGTGGAGCAGCGCGTGGTACAGCTCCGACTTGCCGCCGAAGGTGTAGCCCAGTTCGGGCGCGGCGATGTCGCGCGGCTTCAACTCGTCGCGGACGGTGTCGAGCAGAGCGCGGAAACGCTTGATGTAGACGCCGCTCTCGGCGCGGTAGTTGTCCGCGCCTTCCGACACTGGGTTCCAGATGTTGGCGCGGAACGGGCCGCTGTTCGCTCCGTCGATCCCACGCGCCCAGCTCTCCACGCGACGCAGGGCGGCGCGGACGCTCAATAGATCGAAGTCGCGCTTCTCGCTGTCGGTGATGGCGCGGCGCGTGCCGGGGCGATTCTCGGGGATGCCGATCTCTTCCAGCCGCGTTTCCATGGCGGCGGTGACGGTCTTCAGGTCGACCAGCTTGCCGTCTCGCTCGACCTGGTTCACGCGGCGCGACAGCGCCCAGAGCTGCCCGACGACGTCGCGCAGTCCCTGGAACTCCTCGTAGGTCAGGTCGGGGATCGGCTTGGCCGAGGCTCGGGCCGCCGTGATGAACGGCTCCAGGTCCGTGTAGAGGACCGGGTCGTACCGCTTCAGCGCGTCCATGTAGCCGATGGGGTCGTTCTTGACCCGGCCGAAACCGTAGAGCGACAGGATGGCCCGGGCCCCGTTGACCAGGTCCATGTTGCGGGTGCGAGATATCGCGTCGTCCTTGGCGCTGACGATGCGCGTGAACAGGCGAGTGTTCTTCTCGACGTCGGCCTGGGCCTTCATCACGGCGCGGCCGGTGTGCAGGTTGATGAGCTGGTTGCGCTTGGCCGCGGCGAAGGCAGGCAGATCGTCCTTCTTCAGCGCCTTCTCGGCGGCCTTGGCCGCACGGCCTTGAGCGGCCAGGTACTGCGCGGGGCGCAAGCGCTTCAGCTCCAGGCGGTTGACGACACCGGCGGCGAAGTCGCGGGCGGCCTCGTTCAGGATCGACTTCTTGCCGACAGCCTTGTCGGCCATCGCCATCTCGGCGGCCACGAACTTGGCCCGGGCGTCGTTGGCGACCGCTTCGTTGGCGGCGCGCTCGATGGCCTGCGGATCGGTCAGGTCGCCGTACCGCTCCAGCATCCGCTGGTCGGTCAGGCCCTTGATCTTGTCGGCTGCGTTCTCGCCGTTGACCAGGTCGGCGATCATCGCCTCGCCGGACGAATAGCCGAACATACCGGCGACGATGTCGGGGTGCGCGCCGTCGGTGGAGACCTCGCCGTATTTGCCTCCGCGGCGAAGAGCGGTCCACGCGCCCTCGTCCCCGTACAGCTCCTTGAGCGTGGCCAGGTCCAGTTTGACGGCACCCTCGACGGGTTCGCCGTTCTCGCCCAGGCCGCGGCGCAGGAAGTTGCGGGCCCGGTTGACCGGCTCGGCCATCACTTCGGCGGTCACCTCGGCGCGGATCGCCTTGCGCTGTTCGTCGGCCTCGCGCTGCATCGCCTTGACGTAGCGATCCTTGGCACCGGACGCCCAGCGCATATCCCGCGCGCTGCGCTGTTCCAGCTGCTCGATGGCTTCGGCCGTGGCGTCGCCAGCCAGTCGCTGATACTCGGACCACTGGTCCTCGGTGGCGTATTCGGGCTTGCTGGCGAAGGCCGGGGCGAAGCCGCGGACCTGTTCCATCTCGGCGATCTCGGCTTCCGAGGCCAACATCCGGTCCATGACCGCGCGCACGTCTTCGGTCAGCTCGACGTCGAGAGCGGTCAGGGACTTGTAGACGTTCTTCAGCCACGCCGAGAAGCGGCGGAACACGTCGCGCAGGGCGAGGCTGGGGGACTTGCCCTCGAAGTGGTAGGCCTCGAACCCGCGGGCCCACTTCTCGTGGAAGGGGCGGCGCTCTTCGAGGCTCATGCCGTTCCAGTCGGCGAGCGTCATACCCTCTTGGAACCAGTTGAGGGTGGTCGCCATGTCGGCGACGATGTCGGCCGGCGCGTCAACCTGGTTGGCCATGTGCGCCGTCGCTTCGAGGAAGAAGTGGCCGGTCTCGTGGACGAAGGTCGAGAGATCGGCGGCGCGCAGGACGCTGATGACCGACGGGGTCTGGCTGACGTCAGCGCCGAAAGCGATCTGGCCTCGGTTCTTCTGGAACAGGGCGAAGCCCTGCTGGGCCGCCTCGCGCAGGGCGGGCGTGATCTCGAAGCCGTTTTGGATGCCGAGAGAGGTAGCGGGTCGGGTAGGGTCCGCTCTGCCGTAAAGATGCCTGCGGATTTCGCTGCGGCGCTCGGCCGCGACCAGCTCCGGGTTATTCTCACGCTGCGCCATGCGGGCACGCATCAGCGCGTTCTCGGCGGCGACCCTTTCGGGGGTTGCCATCGGTAGGTTGATCGCTTCCCGATAGAGGTCTTGAACCTCCTCTTGCGAGGCGACGATTACCTGTTGGTCTTCTGCTTGGCGCTCGGGGGTGTCCTCGCCCAGCTCTTGTTTGAGGGCGTATTGCTGGCGGCCGAAGGTGGTTTCCAGCATATCCACCGGCCCGACCCGCGTCCCGTATTTTTTCACCAGGTCGTTGGCGACGTTGACCAGGTTGCGCTCGTAGAAGAAGGAGCCGTCGCCGCCGGTCTGGCCGCCGTTCTGCTGGTTGCCGTTGATCCACGCGATTTTCTCCGCGCCGTTGTCGACGGCGTAGCGGATCATCCGCTTCATGATGAGAGCGGACCAGCTATTGCGGAAGGGGGCGTCGGGGATGCCACGCTCCAGCGCCTCGTAGGCGATGGAGGTCTCGCGGGCCACAAGTGCGGCCTGCGCCCGTGCCATGACGATCTCGGTCAGCTCCGGGGTCGCAGTGCCTTCTTCGACCATGCCCTCGTAAGCGCGGCGCTTGTCATAGGGGCCGAGGTCATTGATCGGCCGACCGAACCACTCGCGCTTGGCCTCGCCCGTGCGCTCGGCGATGCGGGCCATGTCGTACGCGATGCTGTCCAGCTTCCGACGCGCCTCAAGGGCGTTGAACTTGGCCTCTTCGATCTTCTCGGGAGAGGCGTCGGTCTTGTACCCCTCATCCCGTCCCTGCTGATGCCAGTCGCTCTGCAGCTCTTCGAGGAACAGCACGCGAGCGCCCGAGGCGTCCTCGCGCATCGTGACCCGCGCGTGGGCGACGACGTTCTCGGTGTCCCAATGGGTCGACGGGCCCTCGATCTGGGGCAGGGTCAGCAGGATTTCGCGGTAGGTATCGTCCGCGCCGGGGAGCTTGTAGCTGGAGAACTGCGCGTCCGTCTCGAACTGTGGGTTCAAATCCTCGTAAGTGGCGTCTTCATACCACTCGTCTTTAGCGGCGCTCAGAGCCTCCTGTTCGGTCAACTCGGGGTCTTCTACCCGAAGACGCGCGGCGGTAGTCTCTAACCAGTCGTCGTCAGGCTCCGCGAAGGGTTCGGGTGTGCCAGCGTTTTCGCCCAGCACCGTTTCCTCGACCTGGACACCGCCCTGCTTAACGAAACGCAGAACCGCCGACTTCGCTATGTTGCCCTTGGCGTCGATCTCATCCCGATCCAACAGCGACGAACGGGTGTACCCTGCCAGCGCGCCCTCACCGCCAGCGGCGTCCAGCCACTCGTTCAGGCCCGACCACTCCAGCTCTTCCTTCTTCACGCCCGGCGTCTTGGCAAGCGTCGCCTTCCACTGTGCGGCCGGGGCCTTGGTGGTCGGGCTGTTCGCCACGGCGCGTTCGAGGGCCGAGTAGAAGTGTGGGGCTACGTCTTCGGCTTGGTTGAAAGTGGCTTCAGCCCCGGCCACGGGCTCGCGGATCATCCCCGCTTGCGTGCTGAAGTCGCGCCCGCGGCCTTTGCTCTCCTTGAAGCCGAACCGCTTGTAGAACTTGACCAGTCGGCCCGCCGACGTCGCGCCCATCGAAGCGTCGGGCGTCAGCACGACACGTCGCCCGGTGGCGTCAGCGTTGGCGACCAGCCGTTCCATGAAAGCCGTGCCCAGCCCCTGCTTCCGGCCTGCTGCGGTGGTGTCGATCAGGTTGAGCGCGATCTCGTTGTCGCCTTCGGTGGTGTCGATCCGAACGCCTTGGCTCTCCGCGTCCCTTGCGATCTGTTCGACAGTTTCGATCTGCTCCAGCGTGTTCGCGCGGGCGCTCGACGGCAGTTCGGCGGCGAACTTCAGCGGGTAACGTTCGGCCGCCTGCTCGGCGGTGATGCCCAGCCGCGCGCCCATGACGTCGTAGAAGGCCGACGGCAACGAAGCGTAGGCGCGGTTGACGTCCGAGGTGAAGCGGCCGGTGGTGTCCAGCTCGGCGGCGATCTTGGCCTGCACCCGCTCCCGGCCCGCCCGCGCGTCCTCGGTGGCCGTAGCCGCGGTGACCGCCGCCTCGACCTCGGCCTGCAGCGCGTCGCCGCGGTTGGCCATGAACTCCTTGGCCTGCGCCTGGCTCATCGCGAACGGGTCGGTGCGCAGGTGCGGGAGCAGCGGGCCGACGGCGTCGGTGCCCGCAATGTGGGTGGCGAACTCACCCGCGCTGATGCGCAGGTCGCCGCCGGTCTCGGCCGCCGTGGCGAGCTGGTCCGACAATCCGGGGATCGCTTCGAGCACGGCATCGAGCGGCACGCCCGCCTCGTTCAGGCTCTGGGCGAAGGTCTCGGCGTCAACGTAGATGTTCTCGGCCGGCGTCCCCTCCGACGCCTCTTCGATGAACTGCTGGAAGGTCTGCGGGTCGCGCTCGCGCAGCTTCGAGGCCTCGGCCAGGGCCGCCAGTTCCTGCAGCGTTTCGGCCGCCTGTTCGCCCGCCTGGGCCTGGGTCTCCTGCGCGCCGAACCGCTGGGCCGCAACTTCGGCCGTGGCCGTCACAGTGCGGACGGTGCCGCCGAACGGGCCGCCGATGATCACCCCCTGGGCCATACGCTCCAGCGCGTCGGCAGGGTTAAAGCCCGCCTCGGTGCCGAGGTTCGAGCCCAGATATTCGATCCCCTCCTGCAGGCCCTCGGTGACGGCCTCCTTGCCAGCGGCTCGGCCGACAGCCCCGGGCACGCCACGCAAACCGCCGCGCACCGCGTCGTCGATGCCGAGGATACCCCGCGCACCGAGCCGGTCCAGAAGCGCCGAAGCTGCCGCCGCGGGAAGGGCGGCGACAAGGTCCATTACCGTGGCGTTTTCGCGCCCGTCGTTCTCCGACCGCTCCTGGCCTATCTCGCCCGTACGCGCCGTCACGTAGGCGGGCAGGTTCAACATGACCGCGGCCATGTCCGGCACCGACACGACGCCTTCTTCGAGCGCGAACGGGATCAGGCGTTCGAGGGGGCGCTCCTTGAACTCTTCCCAGGTGACGCCCTGCTCGATGGTGTGCAGTCTGTTCGGGTCGAGCAGGCGCTGCGCCTGCGCGTTGAAACCGGTGGCCCTGCGCTCCTCGGCCGAGATAGCACGGCGCACGATGCGCCCATTCTCGAAGGATAGAACCTGTCGAGGCAGGTTCTCTTCCAGCCACGTGGCTGGCCCAGCCAAGGCCGTGTACGAAGCACGGCCCGCGCCCTGGGCCAAACGGACGGTGCGCTCTCCGATGCGGGCGACGATGCGCTCGACCGCCGACATATTCTCGATGTCGTCGTGGGCGACCGCGGCGTTGGCCGGGTTGGACAGGAAGTTCGAGGTGCGCGGCGAGGTTTCCGGCAGGTCCGGCGTCAACGCGACCGGGGGCAAGACCACATTCTGCTGGCGAACGGCGCGCAGCGCGGTGACCGGCATACCCCTGCGGGCCGCCTCGGCGCGGTCAGCGGCCAGGGCGTCGGGGTTCTCCACAGCCCCGGTGCGCAGCGCGTTCGACAGCCTGCGGCGTTGCTCTTCGATCTGGGAAGCGGGGTCGTCCTGCAGCTCAACAGCCATGTGGCTTTAACGTCCCCTGATGCGGTCGCGGATGTACTCGGCGTATATTTCGTCGTTGGTCGGGTTACGGCCCAACCGCTCGCGCGCCCGGGTGCGGAAATCAACCTGGTTCCGCGGCGTCATGGTCTCGTACGACGTCTGGTAGCCCGCAGCGAAGGGCGTGAAGATACCCTGCGGACGCTCCCAAACCAAGCGGCCAAGTCGCGTCTGGATTTCCTCGCTGATCTCCTCGCGGGTCAGCTGGCGGCCGAGCCCGCGCTGGCGCTCGATGATCGCCTCGCGCACGGCCACGTTCAGTTGGGCCAGCGCCTGTCGGTCGCTGTCGGCGCGTCGGCCCGACGGCGTGCGGTCGATACCCGCTACGTCCAGCGCGAGGGTCCAGGCCGAGGAGAAGGCCTGTTGCGGGACGTGGGCGGCGGTGGCCGCCTCCTGTTGCGCGGCGACGCCGGCCCGGGCCGAGGTGCCCACCAAACTGATGAGATCGCTGGACGTGAGCCGCTGGCCGTAGTTGGCGACGATCTCTTCGGGCAGCATCTCCTTGACGGCTTCCGGGTTCGCAGCCAGGGCCAGCAGCAGGTTCGGGTCGCTGCGCACGGTCGGCGGCGCGATCAGGGCCTCCAGGTAGTTGTTCACCGTGTTGACCATGCCCGGCGGCAGGGCGGCCATCATCGCCGCCGTCGGCGCGGTGCGGGTCTGTTCCATGTGCCGGAAAACCGTGTCGCGGGCGGCCTCCTCGCGCTCACGCTTCTCGGCTTCCTCCAGGCCGTAGGCGCGGGCGATCTCGGCCCGGGCCGCGGCCAGCGCGATCCGGTTGTTGCCGAACTCGGCGGCGGCCTCGCGCTCCAGCTGGGCGCGGGTCGGGCGGCCCGCACCAGCCTGCGCCGCGGCGGCTTCTGCGTTCTGGCCGATCAGGGTCTCGGGATCGATGCTTCGTCCGTCCCGACGGGCACGGAGGTGCAAATGCGGGCCTGTGCTGTCGCCAGTCGAGCCCACGCGGCCCAGGTTCTGCCCGGCGGCCAGTTCATCGCCGACCGCGACATCGAAGTCCTGCAGGTGCGCGTAGCCGGTGACGACACCGTTACCGTGGTCGATCTCGACGAAGTTGCCGTAGCCGCCGTTGGGCCCGACGCGCACCACGCGGCCCGCGGCGATGGCGCGGACAGGCGATCCGGCCGGCGCGGCGTAGTCGACACCGTCGTGCATCTTGACGCCGCCGCTGATCGGGTGGACGCGGTTTCCGTGGGGCGACGAACGGCGAGCCCCGGGAACCGGATGTTGATAGGTGCCGCCGGGCGCTCCCGGGGGCGGGGCGGGCGTGCCCGCGAACCGGGCGGCAACCCACGAGGTGGCGTTCTGCGTGGCGACGCCCGCGCCCAGCGCGTTGCGCGCGGCGTTCTGCTGCGTCGCCGTCATCCGGTCGCGGTGGGTGTCGTAGATGTCCTGCGCGCCCTGCAGGTCTTCGTCCTCGGTGGCGATGATCGCTTCGAGGAAGGCCTTGCCGACGAACTCCTGTTTGGCGAGCGCGGTGCCCTCGGCGCTCAACCCCCGGCGGGCGGCGTCGGCGGCGACCAGCTCCTCGATGCGGGCGATGGAAGCGCCGGTGACCTCCGCGTTGAGCGGATCGCCGAGAATGGTCTGCTGCTCGACCGCTATGCCGGACGCGGCGACCTCGGCCTGGTAACTCTCGTTCTGGGCCAGGAAATGGTTGGTCACGCCCGCGCGGAAGTTCAGGGCCAGCGGCTGGGCGCGCTCCTGATAGCGCGCACGCTGGACTGCGGTGAGCCCCAGCTCGTCGGCGATCTCGCCGAGGCGGCGCTCGAAACGGGGCGCGTAGACCTGGTCGACGCTCTCCTCGGTCTCGCCGACCCGCAGCGCAGCCTCGCCCTGCAACGGCGTGTACTCGCTGCGCAGGTCCAGCGCCTCGCGCTGCGCGCGGTTGATGGCGTCGTTGACCCGGGTCTCGTTGATCTTCTCGCGCTCGGCCGCGTAAATCTGACCGGCCAGCTGGCCAGCCTGCTGGATGCCCTGTCCGACCTGCTGCAGTTGGCGCGAGGCGAAGTCCGCGCCCTGGCTGGCGTCAGGCGCGGCGAAGCTGCCCGGGGCCTGGCCCGGGGCGACGCGGCGCTGGTCGTTGATGACGATGCGGGCCATCAGCCTGCTTTCCTCATCCCGTAGTAGCTGGACGCCATGCTGGTCGCGCTGGTCAGCAGCGACGTGCCCGCCGCGCCCATCGGGTTGATGCCCTTGGCGTTGGCCCGGGACGCCCCGGCCTGGTTCTTCTGGTTGGCGGCGTCATAGCGGTGCCCCCAGGCTTCGCGCACGGCGTTGATCCGCGCCTGCCGGGCATCCTCTTGCGTAACCGCATCGGTGCCTGCCTGGATCGCCACGGCGGTGCCGCTGTCGAGCGCCACACCGCGCGCCCCGAGAGCCGCCCGTTGAGAGCCCTTCAGCCGGGCCCCGCCCCTCTCGATCTCGGCGGCCTGGTACGCGCCCTGCTCAAGCGAAATCTGCGCGCGGCGCTCGGCCAGCTGCGCGTTCAGGTCCGACATCTGGGCCTGGAAGTTGAGGGCGCTTTTCTGTGACTTCGCGCCGCCGTAGGCCCCGATGGCTCCCACCGCGGCACCCGCCCCCTGCATCCCCATGATCGCCATCGGGTTGCACATGAACGGTCAGCCTCGCATCTCGAAACGGTGGAAGGGCAGGCCGGCTACGCCGAACGGCTCCGAAGGGTGGACCGCGAACCCGAGGCGCGTCAGCCAGACGATGCTCGCCTTGTTGCGGGCGTCGACATAGTTGACGAGCGTAGGGTACTCGCCCAGCACGGCGTGACAGTACGAGCGGGCCAGACGGTTAAGCACACCGGGAACGCGAGCCAGGCCGGGCGTGCCGACCAGCCACGGGTGGGCGGTGTCAGACAGCGGGCCCTTGGGCACGAACCCGAACAGAGCGATCAGCGTGTCCTCGTGCTCGGCGGCGAAGGCCATGCGGCCCAGCCTGCCTGCCGACTGGTCGACAGCATCTACGAGTTGGGCCCTGATGTCAGGGCCGCTGGCCGCTACCAGCTCATCCCGGTCAGCGGGTCTCAACCTCGGCTCGATCACGAGCGCGTCCAGCGCGACCGCGGGCCTGATCTCAACCGCCGGCAAGGACGGTCTCCAGCGACATCGACAGGACGGTCAGGGGCAGCGGGTCGGTCTGCCGGATCACGACCTGCCCGTCGTTTGCCCACGAAGGCGAAATCTTGATGCTGATTTCGTCGGTCTTCAGCGACGGGGGCGAGCCGTAGGGTTCGGTGGTGCGCTGCTTGTATTCGGTCAGCTTGTCGGCCGAGGGGCCAGCGAAGATGCCCGAGGAGCGGAATACGCGCAGCCACACCTCGTTGACGTTCTTCGGGCGGCCCTGGCCCGCGCCCTGTATCTCGGCCGCGAACGGCAGGGTCTTGATCTCGGCGACGATGGGCAGGCCGATGACGACTGTCGAGACAGGCTCGTCGAAGGTCACCTCGCCGCCAACCACGACTTGGGGCGGCAACACCGCGCCGTCGGCGAGGATCGACACTGTCTCCCCTTCCAGGTGGTCGAGGCCCTCGGTCACGGTGGTGATCGGCGCGCCCGAATAGTAGACCCCGGCGTCGACGAAGAAGGCGTCGGCCGCCGTGGCGAACGCGCGCTTGCGGGCCCGCTCGATGTAGCGCACCGAGTTGCCGTTGATCTCGCGGCGGATGACGGCATACAGCGCGTCCTCGCTCCCTTCGCGCACCGATGCGATGCTCTCGAAATAGTGCTGGGTCGCCAGTTCCTGGGTCTCGGCGTCGTAGGTCGCGCCGGTCAAGTGCTGGTGCCATCCCGCGACCTGCTGTTCGGGAATGTAGGTGATCCCGAGCAGCTTGCCGCTGGTGCTGACGAACCACAGGATCGGATAGGGGGCCTTGACCTGGGCGGTGTCGACGATCTCGAACTCGTCGAACAGGTGGGGCGCACGCAGCGACAGGTCGCCGGTGATGTAGCCGCCCGCGTCCTGGGAGAAGGCCATCTCGCGGACGTGACCTGCGGTGTCGGCGAACACCAGGTTCGATCCGGTGGTGATCGGCGTCGCGTGGCCTGCGCCGACGAACGACTGCGGGCGCAGGGCAAAGCTCTCGGGCGTGAGCGCCCCGCCGCCGGCCGCGTACAGCCGCCACTCTCCGGCCTGGGTCATGATGATGAGGTCTTGAAGCGGCACCAGGTGGACGATCTGGTTATACTGGCGGCCC